ATATTCAGCAGTCCCGTCTGCGCCGTTTGTGCCTGCTGTTGGCGTCGCGCCAGATGTTCCAGCAGCGCCGCCACCACCTGACGCGGTAGAGCCTACAGTCGGTCCAGTTAGGCCGCCATCAGATGCGTCAATCACAGCGGGCGTGGCGTTGTGATGCCCGCCCGAACCGCCCCCGCCGCCGCCAAAGCGCGATCTACCGCCCGAAAAAGATACCGGCGTGGCGTTGCTGCCTCCGCCCATACCGCCGCCTTCCCATGCGGGACCGTTAGTAGCAGCCCCAGCGGAGGCATTAGTCCCAATCATTGAGTACCCTGGACCCGAAACATTTCCGCCACCAGTAGAATGCGCCGAAGCGCCAGCGCCAGCCAAGGTAGAGGTTGCCGTAATCACGCCGCCTCTGCCAGCAATGCCGCCGGCAACGGATAAATAAGCGGGCGTTGCCGCGGCAGAAGCGGTGAGATTGCCAGAGGTCGTTATGGATGTCGCGCCGCCAGCGCCAGCATCATTACCAGCCGCACCAGCCGCGCCGGGCGCTCCGCCCACCCCGCCAGCGCCAATCGTCACAGTCAAAACATCCGGCAAGATTGAGGCGGGAAAAAGCACGGTTGCCATGGCACCGCCGCCGCCGCCAGACCCGCCCTTTGCAACTACAGCAGTCGCAAGCGAAGCGCCTGCTCCACCACCGCCACCACCGCCCCAAACGCGCATCAGCGCCATCGAAGGCGTGAAGGAATTTGGTTTGATCCAGCGCCCACCGGGAAAGGTGAAAGTCTGAATGTCGGTGGGCGTTTCTGCCCCGATGATTTTCCAGCCGCACGTCTCATCGAACACCACGCCGGATTGCGCGGGGATAGACCCCACCCATAAATCAACCGCCGTGGTGCCATCGGTATGCGTAATCGTCACGTTTTGCGTAGCGCCATCGTTCCAGACAGACAGTAGCTTGACGTTGCGCGTGACGCTTGACGCAGGAGACGCGACAACATCCGTCGTGGTCGCGCTAGTGATTGAAAAATTGGCGCGGTCAGGCGTAACCGTGGTGCCATTCAAATCAACCCAAGACGCAAAAACACCAATCGTTCCGGCTGCGCCCGTTGTAACGGTGATTTTATCGGACGTGGATGTAAGCAGGATCACGGCGCGTCACCAGCACATCACAACGCAATAACCATCACCACCAACGCCACCAGCGCCACCAGTGCCGGGGTTGTTACCCGCGCCCCCACCACCGCCGCCACCACCACCAAGACCGCCAGCACCACCAGCGGCGCCATTGGTGGAAGCCGTCACAGTGGAACCGCCACCGCCGCCGCCACCACCACCAGAAGCGTTGTTCGAGGCGGCGCCAACACCGCCTGCCGTTGGAGTTGCGCCAGACGCTCCTGCGGTGCCACCACCACCAACGAACGAACCGTTTCCGCCACCGGCCAGCGCATTTGCGACGGCAGGAGTCGCGGTTCGATGCCCGCCCGAACCACCCGCGCCGCCGCCCCAAACGGAACCGCCTCCCGCTGTGCCTACTGGGGCGGCTGATGAACCGCCGCCGCCGCCGCCACCCTCCCAGCCAAAATGTGTCGTCGAACCGGAACTGTTGGTGCCGGTAATTCCTTGCCCGCCGATGCCTGGCCCAGCGCCGGTTGGAAGACCACCTGTTCCTGCTGTAGAGCCTGAGCCGGAACCGCCGACAGCGTGGCATCCGCCGCCAGCACCGCCGCCTGTAGCCGTCGCCGAAGTTTGCCCCCCAGCCCCGCCGCCGCCACCATACGCGGTCAGATAACTACCGAAGGTCGTGTTGCCGCCCGCGCCGCCGTTGCCGCCAGCACCACCCGCCGCACCAGCCGCGCCAGCAGACCCCCCGGCGCCAATCGTGACAGAAACGGAATTGGTCAACGCATCAGCAGTGAAGATAAACTCAACGCGACATCCGCCGCCCCCGCCCGCGCCGCCTTTGGTGATCGCCGCAGTAGAGAGCGAAGCCCCGCCACCGCCTCCGCCGCCTGCGCCCCAGATGCGAACCAGCACTATCTTCGGCGTGAAGTTTGTTGGCTTGTTCCAAGTGCCGTTTGCGCTGAACGTCTGAATATTCGTCGGGCGCGTGTTGCCGTAAAGCGTCCAGCCTTGTCCATCCAGATACACAACGCCAGACTGCGCGGGCAGCGACACTTGATAGAGGTCCACCGCAGTCGTGCCGTCAGTATGCACCACCGTAATCTTGTTCGCTGCGCTTGCGCTGTCGTTCCAGATACTAAGGAATTTCACGTTCCGCTGCGTGGATGACGCGGGCGATAAAACAACATCCGTCGTGGTATCGGTGGCAATCGCGGTATTCAGCCGCCCCGGCGTAACCGTGGTGCCATTCAAATCCACATAGGACGCCTGGACGCGAATATCCCCCGCCGTATCCGTGACAAGGCGTATTTTATCGGAGGTGGAGGTGAGGAGGATCATGCGCTACGCCGCGTGGGTGATGGTTGCGGAAGTGACCTGCACCGGGTCACTGAGCGCCACCGTGGTTGTGTTGACGATAACGTCGGCGCTGGACGTGCCGACCGTTAGGCCGGTCACAATGTCCGTGCCGCCGGTGCCTGTGCGGATGCGCGCAGCGGCCGCTGTGCCTGCGGCAGACGCCGTAGTGTTCTTTGGAAACCCGCTGAACGTCAGGACGCCGCCAGACGCGGTGCCGGCAGGATCGTCCAGCGTGACCGAGAACAAGACGGCCCCCATGCCGGTAGTGCCTACTTCTAGCACCCCCGCAGAACCAATCTGAGTGACAACCGCTTCAAGTCGGGCGTTTTTAACGGCGGTGGTGTAGACAACGGCCATTGTGAAAAACCTCCGTTTTTACGCCAGAAACTTTAGTTTATACAGCGTGGACAGGTACAAGCCAACAATTTCGTCGATGATGTTTTGCAGCGCGGTGTCCGACTTGTCGCACACTTTGTAGCGCTCGCTTTCGATTTCCTTAAGGCTGTCCTCAAGAAATTCGACGATATTCGAGGTTTTGCGGGCAGAATGGAGCGAAATCGGCCCGATCAACCCGTGCCGACCCTGGTACGCCTCGGCAAACTTGTCCGCGAGGTCGATAATACCGTCGTAAAAGCCGTTCAGAGCGTTGTGTTTGGCAAAACTGCGGGTGTTAAGGTGGACTGAATGGGCCACATCGCGGGCCAAGAACAGGCACCCTACAAATTCGGCGCAACTCATTGAATTGGCCCTCCTGGCGGCATTTCAGGCTGCATTTCGGGCATTTGCCGCGGCGCGGGGGTGCCGGGGCCGACCAGATCGCCGGTGTCCATGGCCGCCGCAATGGTGCCCATCACGATGTCTTGGATTTGCTCGGGCGTCATGCCGGCCTGAACCGCGGAAATGCGCTTGGTTTCGGCGTCGTATGCCTTGATCTGCACTTCCTGCGCCTCGATGGACTGCTCGACGCGCTGCAACATGCCGACGACTTGGTTCAGTTCCTTGGTCAGCGCCTCGATCTGCATCTTGGCCATTTGCATTTCGGGCGATTGATCCTCGCCTTCCATGACTTTCGGGTCGATGATCTTGGCAAATCGCGCCGCCATCTCCTGCGCGCCCGGCCAATCCATGTTCTTGATGAACAGGTCGCCGGCAACCGACCAAAGCTGCGGGTTGGACTGCAACAGCATGGACATAGCGTCCAAGGCTTCTTGACGCTTGGTCATGTAGCCTGGCCCGGTGGTTACGCACACGTCGTAAATGCCGACCGACGGGTTGTAAATCTTGTCGATCACCAGCCCGTTTTCGTCGTGAATTTCTTTCACCGGCTCCGGCTGGGACGGATTGATCCGCACCATGCCCACTTCGCCGTCCAGCCCCACGATACGCGCCACGCGGGCGGTGTCGTAAATTTTGGGGATCATGTCCACAAGCTGCCGGGTGACGTAGCGCACCGCGCGGGACAGGTTGTCAACGTAATGATAGGTGCCCGTATCGCCCTGCTTCTCGCGCGCCAAAATGGCCCGGCCCGACCGTTCGTTGCTTTGGGCCCCTAGGCTGCTGTCGTACTGGCCAGTGGTGCCCTTGATGTCGTCAGCAGCGCCCAATTTGGCCTGTATAAGCCCTGTCTGGGGCAGCGGCGGTGCTGCGCGCTGCGGCAGCGGCAGAGGGCTTCCTGCGCCGTCCGTAACGTCCGGGTTGACCTCCAAATACGGCCAGTTGTTCGTGTTGGCCGTCTTCCACTGCATCTCGTAGCCTTCAAACTGGCCGCCATAGCCAATGAAGGGCGCTTTGGGGGCCAAAGCCAGCATTTCGGCTTCCTGGCTGACCCAGTAATTGTACATGCGCTGGGCATCCTTGGCGTTCCGCACAAGGCCCGACACATAAAGTTGGCCGTCCACCTCAAATTCGTTGCCGACCACCCGCACAACGGGAATGTATTTGCCGGCCCAATCGCGTTCTTCCAGCACCTCAAACCCGTTGGTCTTAATCCACTTGACCTTTTTGCGGTCCACCGGGCGGCTACGCAGCGGCTTGCCAAACATCAGCTTCAGTTGCTTGTCCTGCGGCGAGCCGGAATAGGCTGTAATGTTGTCGGGGTAGAGGTTTAGCGTCGCTTTTTCGTGGGTGTAGTAGAAGTATTCGGCGATACGAACCATGTCTTCCGAGAGCCATTGAGAAAGGCTCTGGTCGCCCACGCCTTGCGACATGAGGCTAGAAACCGGCGAAGCGTCTGGAAACATGCGCTCATAATCGGCCTTGCTCACGTCTTCGGTGATGAAGCACCACTCGGCGTCCGCGCCGCAGGGGTCTTGAATGGTCGGGTCCATATAGACCGAGAACGAGTTCCGCACCCGCCCGATCTTGATGTCCTGGTCGAAGCTGTCCTCGCGGGCGTACTCCGTCAGGATGCGGATGTAGCCCTCGCCGTAGGTGACCTGGTTGTCGCAGGCCGTGTCATAGGCCACGTCGGCGTCCGAGATGTACTCGATGTGCCGCACCATGCCGTCGAATATCTCGGCCACGCGCACGTCGGCGCGGTCGTCAGCCGGGATCACCTTGCCGGTTGGCCGGTTCTGCCGCTGCTCGTTGGTCACCTGGCGCACATGCTGCGGCAGCTTGTTGATCGTCAGGCACGGCCGCGCGTTGATCGTCTGGCCCTGCACAGACCCCCGCGTCGCCAACACGTCCGCCGGCCACTGCCACTGGTTGTCGGGCGACCCGGCCATAAACCGCAGGTCGTCCAGTTCGTCCTCGCGGCTGTCCGAATAGGCCGACAGCGCCAGCGTGTAGCGCCGGCGCATGACGGACAGACGGTCCTTGTCGTCGGCGTCCGCTACCCGTCCCGCAGCGTCTACGTCGTTGGCCATTACTTGCCTTTCTTAGCCGCCGCGCGCTTGGTTGCGTACGCGATGGCGACGGCTTGTTTCGCCGGCTTGCCGGCAGAAATTTCGGCCTTCACGTTCTTGCGAAAGGCGTCCTTGGAGGTGGACTTTACCAGCGGCACGTCACTTGCCCTTCTTGGCTGGCTTGGCCGTCTTGGCAGACTCACGAAACGCCGCAGCGGTGGGCGCGCCCTTGGCGCCCGGCTTCCGCATCTTCTCGCCCGATCCAGCCGCAATGCGCTCGCGCTTGGCGTGAATGTTGGCGTACAGCCCCGGTTTTGCCATCAGCACTTCCACCTTCTCATGCTGGCCTTCGCCCGTTCCGCGTTCTCAGACTTGGCTACCACGCCCGCCATGCGGGCGCAAAACGATTTCTTCCGCCCCTTGTCCGCCTCGGTCTTGGGGTTAGGCGCGGGCGGCTTCAGGTTGGAGCCTGTCTCACGATTGTACTTGGCCCGGCCCTTGGCGGTCAGCCCGGCGCCCTTGTCGGTCGGCAGCTTCTCGCCCCGACCCACGGCCAATGATACGCTTTTCTTTGCCATCAGGCACCCATCCATGAGTTGAGGGCAGCGCCGGGAGCATACCCGCGCCGCGGGGCGCGGTCAACATATTCTCGATGGGCTACCGGGAAAGCAAACGTCACCGCGATGGCGTCCGCCGCGTCAGGGCTGGCCAGCCCGCGCGACTTCATGTCCTTCTTGCTTTCTAGGAAAATCGTCCCCTTGCTGTCGGGCTTCATCATTGGCCCGGTCAGGTCGTTCTTCAGGAAGCGGTCCAATGGGATGGAGGCGTCTTTCAACCAGGCCCGCATCTCGCCCCACATCTCGGCGCGCTTGTTGCCCCACATTATCGGGTTCTTCGACTTGTTGCCGAAGTTGACCCCCTTGATCTTGTACCGCTGCTCCTTCAGTCGATCGACGATGCCGGCGCCGAGGCCGCCTTCGTCGATCACCACCAGCGCGGGCTTGTATGTTTCGATGGCCTCGATCACGTGCCCCACGACCGTCATCGTGTCGTCGCCTTTGTGGCGTTTGATCGCCACGATGTCGCGCCCTTGCCGTATGGCGATGACGGTGCTGTCGGACCCGAACCGTGCCGGGTCCACGCCGACGATGACGGGCGCCGACGGGTCTTTGTGCGCCGGGCGCCGCATGGCGTCGTCCACTACGCTTGCGCCGATGAACTGGTCGTCGGATGCGTTGGGGAACTGCCCGTACACTTCGACGTGGGCCTGGGTGCTATCCGGCCCGTATTCGTCGATGATCTGCTGGTACACCTGCTTGTCGGTGTGTTCGACCGACCGAGCGTCTACGATCTTGGTGTCCCAGAACTCCCGTTTGGAGTGGAAGCATTCGTAGAAGTACCCGCTGTTGCGGCGCGGGTTGCTGAACGCCAGCCAGAAGCGGTGC